GGACTGCCCACACCATGTTACTTGATGAACTTGGTGTTGGCTTGGTCGATTGCGTCCATGCATTCAGCCAGCGTCTCGCTCACATTGAGAGCGGTGCCGTCGTCGTGCATGAACTTGATGTCGGGGAACCACTGGGACTTGCTCGCCTTGCGAATCGTGTGGATGTACACGGCGGTCGCCTTGCGGATGTTCTTGATGGTCTTCGTGTCGGGTTTGGGGGCGTTGGGTTTGGTCATGTTGGTGCCGTTAGGCAGGATAATAATACCATGGTTCTGTATATAGCAATGGGTTGATTGATTGCGTGTGCTGTGACTTCGAACACTGCAAGCACATCATGCGTGTACATGTATGCGTGTGTGTGTGTAAGTTGCCTCGGCACACGAATTTTTTCAACCCTTTGCGTATACAGGCTTAGTAGAACCAGAGCCAGTCGTAGAACTGGGCGATTGCGTAGATGACTGCGATGATAGTCGCAACCACGAGGGGGAATTCCAAATATCGCATAAAATTTTTTACCCTTCGGGTAATGATTAGGCGAGGTAGGCTTTCACCTTGGATACACAATCACCAATGCCACGAACTTTGAATCCGTGGTTGTACTGGCGATTGGCAATCTGGTTAATGGTCTTCCGAATGTGTTTACGGATAGAGTAATCAGTCTCCAGACATTGCTTCTGAAGGTCTTCAATCTGTCCGTCATATTCGTGATACTTATCGTCAGCCTGTTTCCACTTGGCTTCGATAATGGTGAGGTAGGCTTCAGCCACAGAGCGGGAGCAATAGCCTTTGAGAATAGTCTCAACGCCACGCTCCATCTTGTAGTACTTAACCTGTCGAGGTCTACAGTTGAACCCGTAGTAAACGGGGCTGTAGGAAGTATCAAGAGACTTGAGCGGATAACCTTCGCCCTCGTTCTTGAACTTCGGTGTGACCACACTGTCCTGTTGGTGTTCCATATGTGTGTTAGGAGTGAGTGATGGTGATGGTGATGACCACAGTCTTGGTCTGCTTCGCATTACGCATGGCTTGTTCAGCCTTACGCTTAGCCCAACGAGCCTTATGAGCGATGCTCATGAGTTGTCGGGTGTGCTTACTGCGAATGTAAAGACCACGACCATCGGTCTTCCGTTTGAACGGAGCCGCCAACGCTTCAAGTTTCGCTCGCATACGAATGCGGTCACGCATCTCAGCCATGTTGTGGGCAGGAGGGAGTTGAATCTTGGTACGCATTAGAGTGAATCGTTGTTGTTGATGGTGTCTTCAACATTGTGTTGGTCGTTACGCACAGCCACGCACCACTTCTTGTGGGTGAGGCTGATGCCTTCCATGAAGCCAAGAATGAAGTTGTGGGCTTCCATCTTGGTATCGAACTCGTAAACATCTTTGATGGTACCCGTGGGTTCCTCGTAGACATTAACGGTGAAGACATCGAACGGCTTGCTGATGTCGAGCGGAGGAGCGATAGGCTCCATGTTGATTCCGATGAGAGGTTTCATGGTGAATTGCCTTTGGACGCTGTGCTTTTGTTGATGCAATCGTGCAATCGGTTGTAGAGACCAATTGCATTCATGCTATCAAGTTAGGCGTTGTTGCCCTCCTTCTTCTCGTTCTGCTTGCTCAAGAACTGCTCGACCTCGCCAAGGGCGAGACGGAAGTTCTCGATGAGCATGTGGGAGTGAGTGACATGGCGAGCCTCCTTCCACCACGAGTCGAGACCCTTGTTGGAATGAGTGAGCATGGAACCGACTTCGAGAGCGACCAGCGACATGAGCGTGGACATGTCACGGACTTCGTAGTTCTGACGACCATCCTGCTTCACGCAGGTGATGCGATACTTGTACGACCAGTGGCGGTCATAGTCGTTCGCCTTGCAGTCGAGGGACTTCTGCGTGATGGTCGCCAAGACATTGATGGCTTTGCTGTGACCCGTGAAGACTTGGGTCTCGACATCATCCATGCTGTGGTTGCCGTTGTTGCTGTAGGTGCCAATGCTCAACACGATGGACATCGTGCTGGCATACGAGAGCATCGCTTCGTTGAAAGCGAGCGTAGGCGAAGCGTTGTTGGCTTCGTCCGTGTTGTTGTTGATGTCGCTGTTAACGGACAGCGACTTGCCGTTGGTTTGAGCATTGCTCATGGTGTTGTTGTTTGGTTTTGGGTTCGCCTTCGCATCATGCCTCGCCAGTAGTTGGCTCAGTCACTCGCTCCAGCAAATTAATTATACCAGTGTTCTGGTATGTGCAATGGATGAACCATTGCGGAAAGAAGAAGCGTGTTGCTTCGTGGGGTGTCGCATAAAGCGTTCCACATCCACAACACGCTGAATAGCCTCTACAATAATTTATCTTTTGTCGTCAGATAGAACTGCGACTAAAACAATTACTGCGGTGATGGCACCTACAATGTCTACCGCCGACATTAGTTGAGTGCTGGCGTATTTTTCTGGATGGTGTCGAAGTAATCAGCGTCATGGGTCATGCGAGCAAGCGATTCCAATGACGACTGATTAATGCGTTCGCTAATCTCAACCTGTCCTCGGTCATCATAGTGGCGAGTGATTCGCTCAGTGATGGCGTTGTACAGATTGTACATGTTGCGACTGCGGTCTTCCTCATACGATGGGCGTTGCCACACCTGCGACACTTCCTTGTAGAAGCGTTCGCTCATCACCTTGCGGTGAACGAGCGATTGCAGGATGACTTCGCCTTGTCGCTGGAGGATTGGGCGTTCAGCCATACAGCCAAACAGCACAAGAGATTCTTCGAATCGAGCCACCGCTTGGGCAACGCCAAGCGATAGGAACTCAAGACTGATTACTCCCTTGTGTCGTTTGTTCGCAGAGATTTCGTTCTGCAACGAGGTCATGCCGTTGGTGCAAACCAAACGAAGCATTCCCACATTGAAACGAGCCTGCGAACTTCCGTCATGCGAGTTGCGAACCGTGATTCGCATCGCAAGGTCATCGCCCTTCATCAACGAACCAGCCTTAACCTTGCGGACATAATTGCCGAAGGTGAAGGTAGTTGCCATGCGAGCACCGTGATTCCAAACACTGGAGTGTTCCTCCCAGTGTGACAAACCTTGAAGGACAAACGCCTTCTTGGTCTGGTTCAGCAAGTCACCATGCTGAAGGATGGTGTAGTTGTCGCTGACATTGCCAACGACATAACCATTATCATCACGGCGGTTGCACCAGTACTCAGTGGGAGCACCATCGCTAGTGAATAGCGGCTCTTGATGTACAGTGAAGTACGGATTGTTGTCTGACTTTTCGACACCATCGAAGTACTGTTCAAGCAGGTTCTGATGGTTCTTGCGGAGCGTGTCCTTAACGGACACAGGGGAGTTACCCCCGTTGGAGTGAGCGTTGTAGTTGCTCATGGTGTTGTTGTTGTTTTGGTTTTGGGTTCAGCCGTTAGCGTCATTGCCTTCGGCAGATTCGGTTTTGTCCTTGCGGACACGGGAGTCATAAAAACGAGGCTTAGTTGCCTCGGCATCGGCAATCTTTTTGATTGCGTCCCACAGCGGGATGTCGGCGTACAATTCGCTGTCATCGTGGTTACGAACGAATCTCGATAGAGTGTCGCCCGATTGACGAGACAGAGCCTTGATGAGCCAATCATTCCACTCACGCTTGGACTTGTGCGAAACATTAGTCCACAGTCCCCACAGATTGATTAGGTCAGTGGGCTTGAGGGAATGTTTCTCTCCATCGACATGCCATGTGTTGGTCCATCCAAGGTCGTTGAGAATCGCAAGTCTGCGGTGAGCCTCTTTGAAGTTGTCTTCATTGAGCGGATTGTTTGCAGTGTCGTACTGCAACGCTAACTGAGTCCACACCAAGCAAGTTGCTTCGACCCAGTTGCACTTTTCGCCAGCATGGTCTACATACTGGAAGTACTCGTGAGGAAGTTCTTTGCCGTGATGTTTAGCCGTGTCTTCATTACACGGCAGATGCCAATCGAGACTCATACGATTTCTTCTCCTTCGCTATCGAGGCGGTCTTGGAAGAGCATCGCATGTTCATCGACTACTCGTGTGACAGTTACATCGATGTCATCGATGACTGTGTTCTCACACAAGTAAACAAGTTGATGCGTAGGCCCGTGTGATTCGGGCGTTAGCATCACGCTCCAGTGGTCTGGATTAGAGAGCCACTGATGCACATGTTGTTTTAGTTTAAGATTCCCCGTGAGGAATCCGCTGTCTACCATCTCATCGTTATTATTATTGGCGAACGATGCTCGCATACGCACTCGGATGGTGACATCCGTATAGGTCGTGCTGACCATATTGATTTCGTCTGACATGTTGGTTATGTATTTTGGTTTGGGTTAACGAAGGCTCCTAGTTTAGATTCGGCTTTCGTAGCATGGCCTTTACTACGCAGTCCGATGACAAACCCTTTACCTTTGTGGTCGGTGTGGGGGTCAAGGAATCGAAGGTCATTGATGTCTCCATCAAGTACCTTGTATCCATTCCAAGTCAGTGGAAGTTCTTCTTCACGCTTACACGCAAAGACAACGGCAACATTGTATCCCTCTTGCAAAACGCTCAGACTATTATCTAAGCGACCTTCTGAGTGAGAGAAGGTGAGGTGGTAGCGTTCTGGGAATCCATTACGCCGCCGCTTCTGATGCATGAAACTTTCCATTCTGCGATAATCCTTTGTGTAATCGTAGAATTGAGTCTCGTGGAATGTGTCTATTACCGAAGTGAAGTGCTTGTCGAAGATGTCACTCGTACCATTCAGTCGCACACAAGGCTTGAGGCGGTGCTTCTTGCTGGTCGCAATGTGATTCTTGATTTCACGCTTCAGTTGTTCGATGAACTTCTCTCTTTCTTCATGCCAGAACTTTGTCCGCTTGATGCGGGCTTGGTTGATTGACTTGAATACGAGAGAGTGTCCAGAGTTGTACAGACAAAGTCTGCGACACTGTCGTGTCGCAAACTTGCATGTGTTGACAACGCCCGATGCATCTGAAGGAGCCAGATACATTATTGCGGTACGCCATCCGACTTTGTTGCCCTTGACTGTCTTTGCGTTATTGAATGTTAGAAGTTTCATCAGACTTCTTATGTTCAATTGCAATGTGCGAAGCGTTCACAAACAGTTGGTGAATCGCCTTGGCAACGAGGGTTGGAAGTTGTTTTTCTAGGACAAACTTCTTAATCTCATCGGACAGCATCGTGGCAAACCAATCACGCTTGAGTTCTTCTGAAACTCGGTCAGCGAGGTCAGAGTGCTTAACGACTTCGTCATCGAGGAGTTCCTCGGACTTCAGCATGATGTCATCGACATCAAGGTCGTTGCGAGTAAGGACATCGTGGTCAGAGAGAGCAGTCTCCCAGTCCAACTTATCCATTACCTTATCAGCGGCTCTGTCCCAATCGACTGCTTCACGCAGTTCGTAGTCCCAATCTTTGCTAGAGATTGCGTCATCAACTGCGGACTCAACGGCATCAGAGAAGTCATAGTCAGTAAACTTCTCTTCGATTGCTTCTGCGATTGCTTCTTTCAGTGCGTCACTTGCAGTGGCGGTATGCTCACGGATTAGTTCAAGCACTCGCTCTTCCGTGATAGCAGGAGCGTGTGCGTTTGCGTTTGCATCAACTGGCTTAACGCTTATGGGCGTGAAGGTGATGTTGATGTTGTGGGTCATGTGCATCTCGTTAAGGAATGCACTTACTTCTTGTTCCGTCATGTTGTTGTTTTTGTTTTGGTTGGCTTCGGCACCCTGCCCCAGTCGTTGGGTCAGTCAGAACCTCGGCTGAGTTAATTATACCACGGCTCCACAGAACGCAACGGGGGTGGGTCGTGCGGAATCACGATTCTGGGGAAAGGCGGCACAATGCCAGCAATGTCGAGGTCACTCTCGTTTGCTGAATCGCCTTTTCATGAAAATTTTTGGCGAATTTCCCTTTTGTGCCAAAATTATTTCTCGGCTGGGAGGTCGATGATTTCTCCCTCTAGCATTTTATTGAGATGCTCGTGAGAGATTTTCAGTCTGCTCTCCACGATTACAGTCGGCTGGTCTTGGAGCACGGCAATCTTGTCAATAAGAATAGCCAAGGAAACTGGCATCATGCCAATCGGGATGTCATCGATTTCCGTATTGAGCCTGTGAGCACCCTTCATTACGATTTTCTTAAACAAGTCAGCCGTCTGCTTCTTGTAGGAGCCGATATCGATGTCTGAGTCACCCATCTGCTGGCGTACAGCGACCACCGTATGGCTGGATACCTTAACTTCCTCTACGATTTCCTTCTGAGTATGGCCCTCCTGCGTCATCCATTCAATCTTCTGACGCTTTTCTGGGTCAAGTTTTTCCTGTTGACCTTCTTTACTATCGCTCTTGACACGCTCGTACTTGGATTCGTATTCCATGGTTAACACATAATATGCACGACTTCCTAGGTCAAACAGAAACTTGGCTGGTTATCCCCCATGAGCCGCCTACCAGTACCCACCAAGCCGCTCTAAGGGTGCTAAAATCCCGCACAGGCAAGATGTTTGTGGGCAAAATGAAGAACAGCAAGATTAAGGGCTGGATGCGTACCTTTGAGCCTTGGGTGGCTGAATCTAAGCCCCAGCACCCTATGGAGGGGCCAGTGGAGGTCCATATCAAGTTGCTGTACAGCCCTCCCAAGTACCTGCTTAAGAAGATTCACAGATTTAAGACCCTGCCCAAAACGACCAAGCCAGACTGTGATAACGCAGTCAAGGTCATCTTGGACTTGTTCACAACGCACGGATACTGGCTTGACGATAGCCAAGTCTGGAGCATAACCATTGAGAAGTACTGGAGCATCGAACCCTCGGTGCAGGTACTGTTCAAACACACAACACAACAATGAATACACAAGTCCTAAAAATCACGGAGAAAGAATACCGCTCTCTCCCTCACCTCAATGCTTCCAAGTTCAAGGCGTTCTACAAGTCGCCTATGCACTTCAAGCATCAAGAGCAACCCGAAGAAACTGAAGAGATGCGTATTGGCACTGCCGTACACACGCTTCTTCTTGAGCCTAACAACTTCCACAACACTGTGGCTTACGCTCCGCTTGGTCTGGACAGACGCAAGACCGAAGACAAGTTGCGTTACAACGAGTTCATCGAAGCCAGTGCTGGCAAGATGGTGCTCAAGGGCGAGTCCCGTGCGATTGTCGAAGGCTGTGTGAACGCTATCTCGATGCATCCCACTGCCGTGAAGATTATGCGGAAGTGCGAAAACGAACAGGTGATTGTTGCTGACCTTGTTGAGGGCGTTACCTGCAAGGGTAAACTTGACCTAATCTGTGTGCCTTGCGGTGTGCTGGCAGACATCAAGACCACGGGTAAGAGTGCTGACCATACTTCGTTTACCTATGCCATGCAGGACAGCCTGTACTGGCTACAGGCGGGGTTCTATGCCCTGCTGGCTGAAGCCCACTACCAGAAGGAGTTCAAATTCTCGTTCATCGTAGTGGAGAAGGAAGCCCCTTACGGTGTGGCTGTGCATGCTATGGCTCCCGAACTGCTCAAGCAGTGCAAGGACAAGGTTCGCCTGTTGCTGACTGAGTACGCTCACTGCCAGACGCATGATGCGTGGCGTGGTCTGAATGACTCTGTCATCTCTAGCCTACGAATCTGATGAACCCAAAATTCACTGGTGTCTGGCTCCCGAAAGAGATTCTGGAGCATGACAACCTGTCCGTGACCGCTAAGATGGCCTATGGCATCATTGATGGTCTGGATGGGGACGAGGGTTGCTACGCCTCCAATGGCTACCTAGGACGCATCCTAGGGGTCTCTGAGCGGCAGGTAAAGAACATCGTGGGTGACCTGCTGGACGCAGGGGTCATCACCCGTGTGCTTGAGAGCAACGCCCAAGGGTCCGTCCGCTACCTGCGGACTGTGGCCCGTGTGGCCCTGCTCAAGGCACAGGAGGAAAAAAATTGCACGGGGGGAGGGAAGCCTGTTGCACGGGGGGAGGGAAATCCAGTTCCCCCATATAGAAAAGAAGATAAAAAAGAGGATAAAGATACAATGGTTCTTCCCTACGGAGAGCCTTTCAGACTGGCTTGGGAGAAGTGGGTAGCCTACCGAAAGGAAATCAAGAAGGCCATGAAGCCTACCACCATGCGTGAGCAGTTGGCTCTGTTCGCCTCTTGGAACAGCGAGGAAAATTCTATCGCTTCAATCAACAAGAGCATTGCCTTTGGCTGGCAGGGTGTCTTTGTTGTCAACGGTCAGAACAACAAAACTAAAACCACGCTAACCTCACAAGACCACGCCAATGGCTTCTAAGTGCATTCACTGCAAGGCTAACGCAGTTCCCGTCTGGGACGCAAACAGCGGCAAGTTCAAGCCGTATGTCAATGTGTGCCTAGACTGCTTCCCTAACAAGGAGCACCACGAGTATCCGTACAAGTATCTGGAAGTGTTCGACAAGCACGGCTGGCGATTTGCGGCTGTGCATCCAGAGACTCCCAGTGCCTTCCTGCACACAGTGGACAAACAGTTGTCCGCTTCGATGCAGAAGGCCATTGCTGAGTACACCCCTAACACAACCCAGAGCATCCTGCTCCATGGCGTTACAGGCACAGGCAAGACCCGTGCCGCATGGAGACTGTTCAACATGGCGTGGATGAATGCCTACCCTAAGCACTGCGAGTTCATCACCATGCGTAGGCTTGAGCAGAAGATTGAGGGAGGCTTCGCCAACCAGAACCATGGCGATGTCTTGGACACCCTCATCAACCGTGCCGTGCTGGTCATTGATGACCTTGGCAAGGAGCGTCTGACCGCTCGCATGGAGTCTGACCTGTTCGCCATCATTGACGAGCGTACAGCCAACGAGAGAGCCACCATCATCACCACGAACTACAATGGCTCTGGACTGAGCGACAGATTCCAGAACTCTGAGACTGGTGCGGCTATCATCCGCAGAATCAAGGACTACTTCAAAATCTATGGGGCTTCCTAATGTCATTGCACTACTCGTGCTTACGCATGCCGCCCATGCATACGACCTTACAAAGACCCTCGATTCTGTCTCTTGGGCAGAGACTAGAGGGGTCTTACTGGTTGGGGATAATGGACGCTCGCTGTCTCATTACCAGATTTACGACTCAACATGGGAACATATTAACCAAATCCGCAAGGACTCTGGCTTGCCGCAACTTCCGCATTCTTCAGCCCTACAAGAAGGGGTTGCACGGCAAATGGCCTCGACCTACCTTGAGTGGCTTGCTGGAAAATATGAATCTCTTACCCGCAGAAGACCTACTCCAGAAATCCTATATCTCATGTACACCATGGGATTCAGTGGTGCTAAGAGAATCGGCTTTAGAATCTCAAGTGCTCCTAGCGTCAAGCGAAAGGGCGTGTCTCGTTTCGTGACCCACTACTATGGAAAATAATACCGCAGAATATTGGGAGAACAAATATCGCTACATCAAACTGCATTACGATTTGAACGAAATGCAACTTGACGAAATTCTCTCCTGCATTAGTGACCTTGACAAGCGTCACGCTCACGCAACTAAAATCGCTTTCCGAAAAGCCCTTGTTGACAAGGCACTGAAAGCGGACACATTTACCACTTCTTCCCACCATGAATAACAACACAGAACAGTATGCAGTAATCAACGCCAGCAAGTATGTCCTGCTTCCAGATGGTCGCATGGCTCGCTTGCTCAAGCCCGTCAAGGTAGCCAAGTACAACTACTACACCTACCGCACGGACGATGGCAAAGTGAAGCGTATCAATGTCGAAAGCATTGAGCAGATTCGCAAGCCCTACACCGCCTAATCTATGACCACCGATATGTCGTTCGAAGACCGCCAGTCCGCACTGTGCAAGGCTCTTGTCCTTGCCATCTCTGAACTTGAGGATGTCAAGGCAGATTCCACCAACCCGTTCCACAAGAATTCTTATGCCAGCCTTTCGGCTCATCTGAAGCAGATTAAGCCTGTGTTCGCTAAGCACGGTCTTGCTATCGTTCAGTGTCCTATCGGCTCTGCTGACACTGTGGGCGTTCGCACTATCGTCATCCACACGGATGGCGGCTCGCTTGAATCCGACTGCTGTATCCGACAGGATGACAAGATGGACGGACAGAAGGCTGGCTCCATTATCTCGTACCTTAGACGCTACTCGCTGGCGGCTGTCGCTGGCGTGGCTACGGACGATGACGATGCTCAGTCCGCTACCCCTGCTCCTTCCTCTGGCTACGGTAAGTTCATCCCTAACCCGTCTGCGGCTCCTGCCTCTAGCGGTGAACCGAACTTCGACCTGCCTGTCCCGTTTGGCAAGAACAAGGGTACCACGCTGAACAACCTTCCTATGGGTGACCTTCAGTACTGGGCTAACACTTGGGAGCCTAAGCCGTGGGAAAAGACTGGCAAGGTCAACCCCAAGGACTTGCTCCTTAAGAAGTCCGCACAGGCTCTCTTGAGCATCAAGTCTTCCTCTCAGCCCACTGAGGAAGAACCCTACTAAGGTTTCTGCCCTGTAGTTTAACGGATAGAACAGGCGGTTTCTACCCGCCTAGTCTTGGTTCGATTCCAAGCGGGGCAATTTACCATGTACAACAACAACAACCCAAAATCTAATACACTAAGAGGTTGTGCCATGATGCTTGGAATGGATGTCCAAGCACTGGCTAACCTTCTTAACTTCTATGAAAGCGAAAAGAAGCGTTTTGAAAGTGGACAGTCGTCTTGCCTATTTAGTGGGCTGGGCGAAGAAGGGGGGCAAGCAACGATACATCATGCTGACCCTACAGGAAGCCGAGGACATCCTAGCGTACCTACGCAGGGAAGTGTCCGAGATGCCAACCAGCGTCCGAATTCGGGACTAGGCCATGTGTGCGATTAATAAAATGACTCTGAGAGAAATCTACAGGCTCGCATTGATGGACGGGCTTACGGCCCAAGAGGCTGGTCTGCGGTACGACTGCAATCCAGACAGCCTCATAAAGATTCGCAAGCGTCATGGTTTCAAGCCGCTCATCAGCAAGTACGACCTTAATGAATATCGTTTTCTACAAAAATTGACAGTGGCTGGTATCAAGGAGTATCTTGACCTGCTTGAGCCAGATTCCAAACAACACAAATTTGTCAGCAAAATCCTTAAAAAGCGTGAAGCAAAAGCGTAGGCCAGAAATCATGAAACCTAGCCTCAAACTTCTTACGCCATACGAGAAGAAGGTTGTACTTACACACGGACTTAAGGTTGCCGAGATGTGGAAGGAACTGTTCTCTCGTAACAAGTGGACTTTAATCAAATGAAAAAACGCATCAAATTCATTGCTGTTGGTGACAACCACGGGGACAAAGTGGACCAAGAAGTCGCCAAGAAACTGTTCGCATTCATCAAGGAGTTTCGCCCAGACGAGCGTATCCACTTGGGGGATTGCTTTGATTTTCGTAGCCTAAGAAAAGGAGCCTCTGGTAAAGAGGAGAACGAATCCCTAGCCTCCGATGTGAAGGCAGGGATGGACTTCATCTCCAGATTCAAACCTACTATTTTTCACTATGGAAACCACGAAGATAGACTCAGCCAAATCATTGACGGTTCAACCAACGGTCTTATCCAAGACTATTGCATTCAGTTGGACACTGATATCAAGAATCATCTCAAGAAGCATGGATGCCGTAAAATCTATCCTTACCATGCCGATGAGGGTGTTCACACAATGGGACCAATCAAGACCTGCCATGGCTACACCTGTGGAATCAATGCAGTTGAAGAGCATGCCAGACATTACTGTGAGCCTAAAGGAGCAGTACTCATTGGACACATCCACCGAATTGAACAAGTCTGTGCAAGAAAGCATGGAGGTGCAGTGGGTTTCTCTGGAGGATGTCTTTGCCTCAAAGGAGAGATGGGCTACGCTAAAAACCGACTTGCCACTAGCAGATGGGGTTCGGGATGGCTATATGGATTTGTACAAGGTTCTGAATGGAAAGTGTGGCAAGCACATAAAGTCGGAGATGATTTCATCTTCTCACATGCTGACCTATGAGAAAAAAAGACCTAGACCTGTTGGAAAGCATGGTTCAAAAGGGAATCGTGGAAACTCCTCCAAAGGGGTGGTTCACGGTAAGAGAGTACTCAGAAAAGGTAAGAAGAACTCCACAGCACTGTCAAAAAATGCTAAAGCGAACCGTAGAAAAGTTTCCAGACAAGATTACTACTAAGTCCTTTACCATCCAAGTCGGCAAAAGAATCTACCCTGTAATCCACTACTATGTTAAATCCAAGAAAGGTAAGTAAGGCTGAACTCAAGGACAACGATGAACTCTACAAAGGATGCCCGATGCTTGAGCCTAGACAGTGGCTTGACTCTGCTATCATTGGCAAGGATGCGGCAACTGGTGGAGTCATCTATGACTACCAGACTGTTGTCGAGTGCTTCTGTCTTAAAGACGGGCTGTCGCTGGAGCAAGCGGAAGAGATGGTTGACTTCAATACGGAGCGGTCTCTGCCCTACATGCCCAACCCTAAGCCCATCCTGCAACGGGAATCTGAAGGCATCGACACTTGGGGGGACATTTGGACGGATGATGATGAATGAGAAGTGGGACTAACCACTCTCGCAGGTAGTAGAGTGGTAGTCCGCTTCCAAATGCTGACCCACAAACGCCAACAACAACGCAACCTGCATCAGCCTAAGTCGCCATCAACTTTGCTGGTTGCAGGAGCGTTGTCAATGGGTCTCTTTGCAAATAAATTTTTGGCGAGCATTACGACTAGAGAAAAAACTACAATGCCAACAGAAGTTGCCGCAATGTATGTAAACCATTCACTGTCGAACAGCCACAGCGATGCCATGGCAAGCATGCCTCCTCCCATCACGATTCCACCAGACTTCTTGAACGGAGTGAACGCAGTGACCAACACTCCAACGATAAACAAGCCAAGCCCAGCAGTGCTGAACTGCCACAACACCTTTTGTTTAAACTCAGCATCAGCCCTCGCATGAGCCTCCGCTATCTCAAAGTCCTTCTGCTCTACCATAGCGTACAGTGCTGTCGTTTCTGCATCTACTTTAGATGCTTCCTTCTTGTCCTGCTCAACAGCCTTGGTGTCGTTCTGTTTGATGATGCGGGTAAACTCTTCGACCTTTGCAACTGAAGGCTTAGCAACGCCAGAGAGGCGGGTTACTTGGGCTTCGACAAGTCCTCGTACATTGCCTTGAGCGAGGTTAGGAACGACAGCAGTAAGGGCAGAAGCGGAATCAGAGACGATATCTTCGACCCTAGCGATGTACTTGTCCTTCTCTTGGTTTTTCGTTTCAACGGGTGCAGGTGGTATGGGTTTAGGGGCGGTGGAACAACCCACCAGTAGCAGTGATAGGATTAGTAATCTCATTCAAACCAACCTCCACCATTTCCGTAGTATCCTAGGTTGTTAAGGAATGCTTTTAGATATTCTGGGTTTCCACGAACAGCCTGTCCACCAATACTAGAGATAGGATTCATCTCGATGTATCTTGGGTCATTAACAACACGGCGATACTTTTCTAGGGCTGGACCAATTCCGTCAGTATAAGAGTCAAGAGCGACATCCATCCATGGTCTAAGACTGAATGGGTCAGAGCCTCTATAGTTAGCAATCATCTGGTCGTCACTGTTTGCGTCAATGATTTGGTCGGCAATCTGCAACGGAGTAAGAGCGGCATTTAAAACACCCATCACAGGTTTAGCGGCCCTTCCTACATTGCCAGCAAACCTTAGTGCGTTAGCCGCCTTGTCGGGAGGTCCAGCCACTCTAATTGTAGGTGTCTTGTCTGGAAGAACATTGGCAACTCTTCTTGCTTTCTGTGCCATGCCTACAGGAACAAACACTTCATTCTTAGGACTGCTACTTACGCTGGCACCAAGTCTTGTTCCGTATCTTTTATGGGCGTTCCCTCCGTGAATATCGAGAGCCTCCATGGCTTTATGCACATCAATGCCTTTAAATTGTCCATCAAAAGGCTGATATCCAGCCAATGAATACCTTGGAAGATTCTCATCCATTAACATTTTAACTGGAAATGTTGTCTCTCCAGCACCAGCATGTCCGCTTCTTTGACCGCTTAGGGCAAACTGAAGGTAGGCACTTAGACCTTTTTCTGGGTCATCAAGATGATGAATTACATTCGGATATGATGTGTGGAATCTGTTTTCGATTCTTGAAAGAGTCCTAATTTGGTTAAGACCATTGTTCATGTTCTCTAAATAGTGAGCCTTCTGTACTTCATCTGGAACTACACTGAACAACAGTCTTCCATCCTCTCCAACTTGATGAACTCCATTGAGCATTACTGGTCTTTGCTTATACGGGTTGGGCTTAAAATTAGCAATGGCCCGATTAATTGTTGCTTCTCTTTTTCCGATGGTAGTCTTGTAGTCTCTTCTGCCATGCGAAGTTAACTTTTGGTCTGCCGAATCGAGGGCATTCCAACCAGTCTTTACTCTGTAGCCAATTCCTTCCTTTGAAACATTGTTCTTGTTCCAGAACTTCAGAAAGTCATCAGAAATAAGGTACTTCTCCGCATCTACTGGAGAACTGAAATCGCGGTTTTGGTAAAAATGATAATTTTCACGAGGCGATGTGATGTATTTCTTTAGGAGTAAAGATGCTATATTTGTGTCTGGGGTAGACTGTGGGTCTTTTTCTAAAGCCATTTTATTATTTTAGAAATCTGTTAATCAGTTTAGATGTGACGAACTCAACAAGTTCTGGAGCGATAGCACCACTGATGCTGAACAGCACAGCCTTGTACATCGGGTCCATGTCAATTGGGTACAGTGCAAAGTAGGTAAGCACACCAACAATGCCACCTGCGGCAATCTTCTTAACCCAGACTACCCAGTGGTATTTCTGGGCAGATAGCATAAGCCTAGCCGCCGCACCCATTGCTCCAAGGATGCCTACAATCCAACCGCCCTTGATAAACTCAGAGGCTACTTCCTGTAGGCTACGGTCACTCATCGAACATGCGAGCCACCGCATCCTCCTCGTTTTCAAAGACTCCAGCCAAGACACCGCTGGGGAAGAACACCTTAAACTTGGTATCCCATCCTCTTTGATATCTGTTCTGTTCACGGATAATGGTGAAGCCTTCATTGTTAGTTACGGCAGTCCAGTCCTGCATGACAGGCTCCATACCCTTGCCGTTGTAAATCGGACCTTCCTCGACAACGGAGAACGATGTCTTGTTATCGATAGACTTCGCTCTTTCGTCCTTGGGAGGCTGGTCGTGTCTGGAGATGTCCGCTGTGCCAGTCACGATTTCGCTTGGCTTAGCCTCTTGTCCAGTGACGGGGGCAACGCCCTGCTGTTCGTATTCGAATCTAGCACGAGCCAGACGCTCCTTGGCGGCTACAACGCTGGGGTCTTTATACCAAGAACCCTTGCTGAAGATGTATTCTCCGCTGGAATGCAGTCTGTTCCAAGTCTGGCTGTTAGGGTAGATTACAATCTGACGCTTAGCACCAGTGTCGGGATTGGAAAGCCAAGTGACATCGGGGTATCTTCCAATCTCAGCGAGGTTGGTTTCAAGTGTTCTTGCGATTTCTGGAGAAAGCATGTTGGCATGCGTCTCAAGGAATGAGCCAGTGAACGAAGCGAGTTCGTGGGCGGGAAGGACTCTGGACTGGTTCTGGCTTCTAGCCATCAGTTCGACACGCTTGATGTCGTCATGGAACATTCTGATGCCAACCTGCAATCTCTGTAGGTCGGGGGCAGTCATGATGTGCGAAGCCTTAAGGTCAACGAGACCATCGGCAGACTTGTAGCCAGCAAAGAACAACTTGTAAGAGGAGCCTTGCTTGAAGGCGTGGAACATCCCGTTGGGGGTTCTGAACAACGCATCATTCGGGTTAGCGACAGGCACATCAAGAGTCTTTCCGTCAGAGCCAACGACAGCCTTACCGTACTCCATGTTGGGAGACAGCAGTTTAAGCGAGTCATCGATAGCCAGCACATTGTCTCTGGCTTGGGGTCTGCTGTTCCAGAATCCTTCTACCTGCTTCTTGAAAGACTTGATGGCAGTATCCGTCTGAGCCAGTTCAAGGAAGAGTTTCTTGGTGTCTTCAAGCAACTTCTTATGAGTGCTTTCCAACTGCTTACGCTTGAACTCTTCGGTGATGGATTCCTCGTAGACCTTCTTCTTCTCAGCCTGTCTTGTAGCCTTGTCGTCTTGAATCTTGCGAATGATGTCATCGACCATCGTCTTCTTGCCCTGTGTGTTGTGAGCCAAGAATCTAGCCGCAGACTCCCAGTCGTCACCAAAGATAGACTGAAGGTTCTTTCCTTCGTTTCTGGTAAAGGCTTGGATAATGGATTCTCTGTAAAGCGGGTTCTCTACCAGTTCGGTTACGGGGATGTATCTCTTGTCCTTGGGGTCGTTGACCTTGGCAAGCAGGTGGAAGGCGAAATCAAGTTCTTCAAGTTTCAGTTTGCTGAAGTCAATCTTGCCATCCTCACGCAGGTTTTCTGGAAGCATCAGTTCTGCAAGGCGTTCCTTGCCAGAGATTCTGCCAATGGCATGCTCAATGACTTCTGGTCTTTCAGAGATTTCCTTGAGGTAAAGGTCAAAGGCTCTGTCTAGGAAGGTGCCTTCGACTTCAAGTTCCTTAATCTTCTTTGTTTCACGGACACGCTTAGCGTAGCCGAACTTAGCAAGTTTCTCTTGGTGACCAAACTCAGCCTTGATGTCGAACTTCAACTGAGAAGCCATGTCTGGGAAGTACGCACGAAGAAGGGCGTAACCTTCTTGGTCGATAGCAATAGGCATACCAGAACCCTGCTTAGCAATCTGTCCTTCAACCTGCGACTTTCTTGCAAGTGCGGCACCGAAGATGTCAATCTCACGGACACCACGCATGGCAAGGAACTTGTTTCTGGTCATCTCACCACGAATGATTTCGGAGATGATTGGGTTGGTAGTAGTGACACCGCCAACGATGGCTCCGTATCTGTAGCCCTGCGAAGACGAGTCTTGGACACGCTCGGATGTCTGTCTAGACTCCCACTTTGTATAGGAAGAGGCGGTTGCAATGTCCGCTCTGCTAGGATGGAATTCAGAAAACACGCTTGGGAATACGGCGGCTTCTTGAGATGTAGGAGCAAACTTCTTAAGAGGGTCTCCAGACATTCCTTCTTCCTGCCAACGCTTGAGCAGAGCAGATGTCTTAGAGTTGGGGTCAATGAAACTGAACTCGCCAGCAGTCTCGTTAATCGTGGCAATCTCGGCGTTAACACGCTCAAGTTCAGCCGCTCTAAGGATTTCCAAAGACGATTGAACTTCCTTGATGTACTTAACATACACCGTCTTCATCTCTTCTGGGAGCAAAGCGTGGGTAGCGTCAATCTGCTTTAGTCTGTAGGCTCTGGCTTCCCTGTACTTCTCTTCGACAATCTTGTTAGCCTTGTTGGCTTCAAGAACTCTGTCTGTTCCTTCAAGTTGTGCGATGACGGCATGCTTGATTCTGTTCTCAGAGAGGGCAGTCATGTAGTCCTTCTCAATCTGAGACCACATATCTACAGCCACCTTGAAGTCTTTTGCTTCTGGGCTTGCTGTGTGGTGCTCAAGGAATTCTTCCGCAGTTCTGATGTTATCGCCCATGCTACGAATCATTTCCTCTCTGCTAAGAGGACCGTCAGCAGACTTGATAGGCAGAAGACTAGCGTCAGTCTCAAGGACCGTCTTAAGGTCAAGTTTATCAAGAGCGGTAGGGTCGCCAAACTTCTTGTAGGTTTCGGAAAGGTCAGAAAGCAGGAGTCTGAATCTACGCATGTACTCCTCTGTTGACACAAACGGTTCCTTTTCAGCATAAAGTTCGGTGGGATTACCAAACTTATCAAGAATAGGTTCAGACAGGGGGAGGTATCTCGGCTTTTTAACCTCACGCTCCTTGCCCTGCAAACCAAGGCTTTCAGCCATCAGTTGTTCAACGGTTCCAATAGCGACATCATCTTCCTTGTCGGGGAACTTCTTATCGATTCTGGCAACTTCTCTTTCGTAGGCTCTACGCTCTTCCTTAGAGAGCACCTTGCCGCCACCACTTCTACCAGTGAGAAGCGTACCGCCAGTGGTGATGCCCTTAAGACCTTCAAGGACTTTGTCAGAGCCGCCTTTTGCGGCAAACAACTGACGCTCAAGCCAGTTCATCTCTCTCTCAAGAGCATCAAACTCGTCACGGAAAGAACCAGTCGTTCCGTTTTCGATAAGGTCTAGAATCTCTCCGTTCTTTGTCATCTCAGTATGACCAGCAACAACCTGCTCAATCGCTCTGCTTACGACTTCTCTAGGAGGGGCGGTCTCAGTATCGGAGAGTTTAGCGTACTCCCCTTCGTTGACCATGTCGCTATCCCAAAGGTCTCTTTCATACATATCCAAGTCTTCCTTGGTTTCGAACATTTTTCCTTCACCAACAAGGGCATCCTGTGCTTCCTTGTTCTTAAGAAGACCTTCCGTTGTCAGATAGAATAGGTGCTTGTCAACCTCCTTGCCCGTTTCATCAATCAAGTCCTTAAGTCTCTTGGATTCGTTCTTAAGGTATCTAGGTGTAGCATCCTTAAGCCCACGCTTAATCAATTCTTCTCTAGCACCAGCCTCAAGTTCACGAATGCGTTCCTTGATTTTCTTGATTCTTTCTGGGTTTCTCTTGAGCACTTCCCAAATCTTTTTCTTTTCCTTAACGAAGTTGGCAGACATCAAAGCCTTCATCTGCTTCGTAAGTCTTGCGTGGAAGTTAAGGGTGGTGTCGATGTCGATGTAATCTGCATCGTTCATCTTGGCGAGCATGTCAGTGACCTGCTTAGGGGTGTCGTAGTGAGTGACCCATTCAACGCCAGCCATCTGACCGTTCTCGTCAGTCACGATTCTGTACAGGTCTCCAATGGCCTTTTTGCCTTTATTGAATTCGCCCTGCGATTCACGGGCAATCGTCTCAATGTTCTTCATTCTGCCACCCTTGACAGGCACCTTGGACTCTGGCTCAAGTCTTGTAAGGACATCACGGCGGTTGTCCGATGTGACAAGAAGAAGGTTACCAGCACGGTAGACAGCCAGTTTCTTGAACTCTGCGGCGGCCTTAGAGCCAGTCACATTTACGGTGACGGGAATCTTTCTCTGATTAAAGCCCTTTCCAGAGGGAAGGTTAGGATTGTAGTTAGGGTTATCCTCAAATGTCTTCTTCGTCTGCTTAAACTCTGTGGCTTCCTTTACCGCTTCATCGTACTTAATGCCAGTGCTAGACTGAATCATAGCAAGGGCGGCAGTATAGGCATCATTGCCAAGTCTCTGTGCGGTCTTGAACAGCACCTCGTCAGCATGGAAATCTCCAGCATCGATAGTCGCAAGACGCTTGGCTTCTTCAATTGTCTTAAAGTACTTACCATCGATATGCCAGCCGTTAGCCTTGTAAGCGGCGTATCTAGGCTGTTGTTTGCCAAGGGTAAGTTCACCAATGTCCTTGAGGGTGATACGATTAATCGGTCCTCTAATCTCTCCAGACACTAGTTCGTTGAAATTTCTGTAGGTCTGAGTCTTGGTGTCTTCATTGAGACCCTTATCTCTGGACCAGTAGTAAGTGTTTTTTGCCTTATCAAAGGTAATCTCGCTGAACGGAATCACTTTGATTTCCTTTCCGTCAATGGCTTTGGCGATTACATACTTAGGCTTCTTGTCGATGTAGATAATTCTGCCATCGGTTTCCTCAAACTTGTTATCTTTAAAGGAGGTGAATTCGCTCCATCTCTTGATGGTTCTGATTTCTCCAGTAAGTCCAAGGTCAAACTCCTTGCCATCCTTGCCGTCTCTTTCGACCTCACGCATTTTAACGCCCTTGTAGTCATTGTTCTTGGCGTATTCAATGATGTCAGCGTCAGTAGCCACATCTTCCTCGATGCCAAATCTCTTACGCAAATCGGCAAGTGCTCTGGCAAGTTCTCTGTCAGACACCTTAACTCCATCAAAGGTAGTGAACACTACTCTCTCCTTCTTGACCTGCCATCCCTTGGGGAACTTAAGTTGGTCAACCGTATCAATTGTCTTCTGGGCAGGAACTTCAAGTTTCACATAGTGACCAGTAGCATCAAGAACTTGCTTCTTTGAATCGCCAGACCAGTTCATCGAGATGAAACCGTAGTCCAGCATCTTAGCGTAAGCCGCCTTGAGTCTGACATCGGTAACCTGCTCGGTTTCCTTGAACATCTTCTCAAGGCTGGCAAGTTTCTGCTTGATGGCTGGGTTGTTGCTATGCTTCTTGTAGGTTCTAGCAAGCGACTGCATCAGAACAGTAAATCTCTGGAGCGGAGTTTTGATTCCGTCCTTCTTAATGCTACGCTGGAGAACCTTGTAGGCTTCGTCCATGGCATCACGGTACTTGCCGCTTTCATCAGCGTTAGTAGTTCTCGATTCTGGGTCCGTGACCTGTCGTTCTTCCGTAACTCGCTTCTTGAACGACTCTGGCATGGTAACGCCGTCTCTTTCGAGGGCGATTTCAGTCATCTGAGCCAGTTCTGGGTCTTGTTCTGAGGCTCTCATCGCTTCAATCTCAGCGATTCTAGCATCGTAATCCATCTGGAGGATTTCGTGGACCTTCTTTTCCGCTAGGTCAGCCTTCTTCCAAGTGTTTACAATAGGGTCTTCACCTTCAATCGCTTTAGTCAGTTGAAGAATCTTAGAGCGGAGTTCGTTGCTGAAAGTTCTGGCTTCAGTTGTGTCCTTCTTCTTGGAATGGGTCTCAGCCGCCTTGATGTCTTCGTCATTCTTTTCCAGTTTCTTCTGGTAAAGAGCAAGGTCGTCCAACTGTTGCTTTCTGAACTTAGCATGAGTCTCAAGGTTGTACTTGTTGAAAGTTTCAATGACATCTTGCAGACCAGTAGTGGTCATCTGCTTTCTTACATTCGTAAGTTCACCAACATTGAATACATCCATTGCCCCGATTGGGTCGGGTCTTCCAAGGTAGTACTGGGCAAGACCAGCCATCATCTCATAGCGAAGAGAATTGTCCTTTGAGATTTCAAAACTCTTGGCAGTACCCTGCTTGCTGATGGGTCTGGCAGGTTCAAAGTCGTTAGGATTAGATGTAGTTCTCAGAACATTGACCTGCTTGGTCTTTGTCGAGGGAGTGGCACCAAGAACCTCGTCAGCCACATCGAACATCTTGTAAGACGCAAGCATCTGAACGAGTTCGTTTCTGATAGCATCAAGTTCAGTATTGTGCTTGGCTTCAGCCTTACGCTTCTGTTCCCAAGTAGCCTTGATGTCTGCCTTGGTCTTGGCAATAGACTGCTGGAGTGCGTATCTACGCTTCCAGTTTTCCATCAGAGCCATGTCAATGTCAGCGGCAGTTCTCTGCCTAATGTCACGAGGAAGAACACCACGCTCTCTGTAGGCTTGGTACTCAATAGGAGATAGAGACTGAAGTACGCCGAAGGAAACCTTGCCGCCCTTGGTGATATTGATGGGAGCATCTACACCAAAGACGCTGTTGTACATGGAACGATACAGTTCCGCTTCAGTCCAGCCCTTGAATTCTGGAGTCTTCAGAAGATGACCAATGAACTGCTGTCTTGATGTTTCGTTTTCCTTTCTGACTTCAGCCCACCAAGAGGATTCTTGAATGAGTTGATTCTTCTGGGAGGCAGAGCGGTTAACCAGTTTCTGCTGGGCAGGAGAAAGGACTTTGGTTTGAGGCTGTACAACGATGTCAGCGGCGGCAGTGACGGGGATTTCGTTTTGAGTTACTGCGGTGATGGCACTAAGTTTCTCTTGAAAAATTTCAACAACAGCGTCTTTAGGGTTTGGAAGAGTCTGAGTAACTTTACCATAAGCCTCAGAAAGAGCCATAAACTCATTATAAAGTTTCAAGCGTTCTGGGTTCTTTCTAATCTCTTCTCTGCTAAGTCCTTGTGCGGCAAGAGCCTTTTCTTTTTCTGAAAAAGCCTTCTCTGCCGTACGAGACTTGCCAAATGATTCATCCATTTTCTTTTGGTTTTCCGCAACAACTCTGTCGTATTCAACAGTCATTTGCTCGATGGTTCTTTCTGCAATTTTTCTTGCTTCTGGAGTCATGAGGGAAACCTGTTTCTGGAACATCAAGTAATTAGCACCTGTATTCTTTGTATCATCAAAGAATGAAAGCCCTCTGCCTTTCATGGATTGTCCAAAACTTCCAAACATAGATACCGCTCTAGACATTCCCATTACCTCCTCGCTAAGTTGATTTGTCTTAGGCGGCTCGGAAGGAACTCCAGTTCTGGCTCTGGTTCTTTCACCAAGAGACATACCCTTAGGAATGATTGTGCTAGACTGCTCTTGCTCACCAAGTCTTGCTCTCGTTCTGTCACCAATTCTGGTGCTCTTAGGGGAGAAGTTTCCAGTGATAAAATCAATGGCAGAGATGTCAGTCTGTCTGAAGTTCTGGAAATCAGTAAACGCAACGACTCTTTCACCTTCTGCCGTTCTTACGGCAACGGCTTTGTAGCCCATAGACGCAACCTTGCCTAGGAAAGTTCTATCCAGTTCCTTGAGGGAATGGATTCCGTCACTGTCAACAAGGTCAAGAACCTCGCTTGCACGAAGTCTCATGTAGCCTTCAGTTAGGGTGCTATGGTTCTGGTTAGCACGGTCCTTATCGAACCAAGCGTAATGAACTCCATCAACCTTGTCGCTGGCAAACAGTCGGTAAGGCTCGCCGCTAGGACTCTTAAAGGTAGTTTCGTCTTGGAGCACACGCTCGGACGGACTCAGTTCTCTGCCAGTGTGGTCACGAAGAGCCTTAGAGGACGGTGCAAAGTTGCCCTTGTTAAGAGGGTGGGCATGCTTGTGGTTGTAGTAGAAGCCTTCACCATGGAGGTGCTTAGGCTGGTCAAGGACACGGTCTACACGGAAAGAAGAAAACACCATGAAGCCTTCGTTCAGAGGGCCACCAATGTTCTCTCCGTCACGATTCTTCTTGAAGGGAACCTGCAAGTCAGACGGGTAATGGAAACCCTTCTCCTGCATGACTTCTGGAGAATGTCTGGAAGGTCTGGCACCAATGATGCCGTTAATGATGTCACGCTTTGCTCTTCCTTCGGAGCCACCACCAAAGAAGTCAGCACCAGCCATGGCAATATCGCCAAGGGAGTAGTTGCTAAGAAGTCTCTTGATGTCGTGGTGAATCTCTTCTTCCGATTCGTAGTACTGCTTAACCGTGGCAGAACTGATGGAGCGAGGAGAGTCGTGCCTACGCATATGGTTGTAGGCGTATCTGACACGGCGGTCCAAAGCCTTCATGTCCATGCCATGAACGACAAGGACAGGCTTACCTACGAGGTAAACGACATCTGGGTCATCGATTTCAAACTCTTCACGAAGAGCCTTAGTCATTTTTCTACGCTCAAACTTAAGGTTCATCTCGTAGGGGATGATGTCACGGGTCTTTTCTCTGCCGCTGACACGCTCGTTACCAACTCCAGTAGGAGAGCCTTCCTTGGTATAGGAATAGCCCTGCTGTGTGTCGCCCTTGTAGGTAAATCTAAGGATGTTGTTTCCGTCAGAACCCTTGTTGTGAATGGTTCTGTTGAAAGCCGCCATTCTCTTTACAACGCTGGCAGGTAGGAACTCGCTGAACAGGTTAACTTCAGCGTCAGTCATGTAGCCCTTGATGGTGTACTCTACAGGACCATAAGCCTCCGACTCCTTCCGCATGGTATCAAGGTCGATGTCCCATTCTCTTTCCGTAGCCAAAGCCTTCTGTTCTTTTCTGGAAAGATTAGCCTGTTTCTCAGCCTCTCTGAGAAGTTTTCTCTGTCTCTTCTTGATTTCGTTTTCAACCTTCTTGGCTTCGGCTTCAAGTTCCTTGGCCTTCTTGCTCTTAGGAGCAAACGAACCTTCTGGAGCAGTGGCAGAAGCCTTGACTTCAGTAAACACAAGACCCTTTTCTTCTGGCTTGAGTTTAGCGTGAGCGGCAAGAAGACCGCTGAACGACTTAGTCATCTCACGCTCAACCTGTGCTTCAGACTTTAGCACCATTTGACCCTTTTCGTTGCGGGTAAACATATGCTCGGCATCCTTGAGCATGATGTGGTAAGGGTTGGCGTTGTCTCTGATGGGGAAACCTTCAAGGGCATCCTTGTCACGCTTCATTTCACGGACAAGCATACGCATAGCCTTGTCCATTTCTGCAATTACGACACGCTTACCGCTTCCGTCTAGGAAGAAGCCTTCTGGCTCTCCAGACTTAAACTGGATTCTTCCACCAAGTTGTTCAGTGTCACCAAACATCATGGAGCGAACCAACTTCTTGGCACCATCAAAGACGCTTTCCAACGGGCTGTTGCCCTTCAGAAGGTAGTCAATAGGCTTATCTTCGACCCAGCGGTTGAAGTACGCTTCCGCAAACTCTTCAAAAATAGGATAAAGCGTTTCGGGCTTCTCGCCTCTTCTGACTCTTTCGATGGCATCGTCAAAACTCTTGAGCATGCTTCTCTGAGCACCTTCGCCAGCGGTAGAATCGAGGTCAAGGTAGGCTCTCTTGAAGTCTTCAAGAACCTTGATTCTGGTTTCTGGTTCAAGTTTGTAAAGGAAGCCGTTCGTATCAGCAGTACCAAGCAGATTCTTGACAATGTTTTCCTTCATCGACTGACCGTAACGCTGAAGAAGTGCGGCGTGGAAAAGTTCTCCAGTCACCGCAGAGTGAGCGGCATAGTCAGCGTTGATGATTGTGACAATCTCACCGTTTTCGGCTCTTCTAGTAGTGAAGCCACCGAACTGAGGGTCTTGCATCAGTTTGCTGTACTCAGCCCATTCGGGAGAGTCGCCAAGCATAGACCTAATCTGCTCGCTTGTAAGGATAAGGTTTCTACCGTTCTTGTTCAGACGCTCAGTAGCGGCGATGTTAGCCATCGTTCTAAACATCTTTTCCTGTCCGTAAACCTGTTCGATGTTTTCAAGCAGTCTGTTAACACCAACACGCTTGGCTTCGTCAAAGCCTTCAGCCACATAAGCAAAGTGCTTCTGGGCATTTTCAATCTGTCTCTGGGTTCGGTTGCCAACGATGCCATAGGCACCGCCAAGCATGTGGAACGAACCAGCAAGACCAATGCCAGTACCGACACCACTGTAGAATCCTTCTTCGCCACCCATGGCAAAGCCAAAGGCACCACCATACATCGAGCCGTGGAAGGTAGACTTAACGCCCTGCGTAGCCCAGTCGGTAAGACCGTTCATACGCATGGCAATACCGCCAAGAGAACGAACAGCGGGGTCCGTGCTCTGGTAGGCAAGTCTGTCTGCAATGGTCAGATAAGAAGGAGTCTTAGCGTGGGCAAGAGCCTCGGCGGCAGTCTTGGCGGCAATTTCAGTAACCTTAGAGCCAAGCCAAATGCCAGCAACGGGAGACAGGAAAGGAACCTGTGCAAAGTATGCACCAGCACCAAGAGCCATTGAGGACGAACGGATGATAGAGTCCTTGGCGATAATTTTACCGCTAGATGTGGTCAGCGTTTCAACGCCAAGAAGTTCTCCAACCTTTTGACAGGGTACTCAAAAAGCCCCATGCTCTTTTTAGCAAGAACACCAGCACCACCCTCAATAGCAAGAGTAGCCTTTTCGGCAAGGTTAGCACCCTTGACTGCAACTTTAGCCGCAGAAGAAGTGATAGCATGACCAATTGCGGTTCTTGCGAACATCGAACCAATCTTCAGTTCTGGCATCAGAATCGAAGGGTCAAGAATCATCTCAGCACCCGCTACGCCCTTCTCGTTAAAAGACTTAATCTTCCAACCTTCAACATCCCATTCCTTCTTAGGAACCCAATAGCCATTGTTTTCAATCTCGTCTGTTTCTCTCTGGAAACGAAGAGTCTCTTGGAAATCAGCGTACTGCTGTTCTGGGCTACCCTGTGAAAACAGAGCACGATTAATCGGGTTAGAGGGGTCATACTTGATAGTATCAAGCATGTTGACAAAGTATCTGGTACCACGACCCGCACCTTCAACTACGGTGCCAGCAGTCGTAACTGGGTTAAGAACATCACCACTAGTAACCATGTCGTAGACACCACCAAAAACAGTGCTAGTCGCATGCTTGGTAGCATCCCAGAGCAAGCCCCAACCATTAGGGTCAGTAGCCTTTCTGTAAGTCATGTACGCTTGGTGACCTTCAAAGGTAGGCACATAGCCTCGCTTGGCGTAATTAGAGATAAGGTAAGCCTCACGCTCACCTTTGGTCATGATGTCTTCCTGCGACTCTTCCTGCTTTTGCTTAGCCTCTACCGAAAACGGATTCTTAAGAGGGTCTTTTACTGTATCAAGATACAGCAAATCCTGCCGAATCTTATCAAGGTTTTCAGCGTTATCGTAGTAGAAAGACTTGTTCATCGTCCAAAGTCGGGGTTGTACTTTTTGATAACTGCCTTATCGGCATCGGTCAAGCGGTAACCCTGTTGGTGTACGGCAAGAAGTTCAAGAGCCTTGGCCTTGCCCTTATCGGACTTGCCAGAAGTCATCCATCCTCGCTTACCATCTGGCTGAACAACCTTATGGGTGTTAAGCAGAGCAATAGCCTTCTGCTCAAGAACGCCCTTAACGGCATCGAATTCAGCAATATTGGCATCGTCATTAAACCATGTTTCAAAGGCATCTGGGTCTCTGAAGAGTTGGTCAAGTCTAGACTGGTCTGGCTCGGTAACAACACCGCTACCAAGGATAATCTTTCTAATCAGAGGCTGTGCTCTTCTGATAAGACCCTTAATCTGAGCACGGGCAGAACTGGCAGGATTGATTCGCTCAATGAAGTTATGCTTTGTGTACAGTTCCTTAAGCATATCCATATACTCATTGAATGCATCCATGTTATTGAGCGATTCAGTGAGGTCAGTAACACCCTTATCATCAAACGCAGTAGCACGACCATTGATAATAATGTTACCGTATTGACCGTTAAAGTTAAGCATGTTGTCTTTGCCTTGGGCTTCTGTAATCTTCCAAGCGTCAACAGGAGAAGGCATAGATTTTTCAGCAGTAACATCCTTCCAAGTGTCTCCAATTTTAACGAATGTCTTAACTGCACCAGTAGGTCTGCCGTATTCGTCAACCTGCGGGATAACTCTAGTAACTTCTGGGACACTAGCCGCAATGTAAGCGGCCTTAGGAAGGGGAGGGGGGAGACCCTTTTCCTTCCATCGAGCGGCAACTTGGTCGTATCGAACAGAAGCCAGCACGGCTTCATTGTCGATTGTTTCTTCAATCTGTTCGGTAAGAATCTTCTTTTCAAACTGAAGGGCATTGCCTTCAGACTGTTTCTGAATCTCTCTGTGTCCTTTGATGATTTTGCCAACTGTAGCCAAGTCTTCGTAGCCAACAGACTCAAGTCGGTCGATTACATAGTCCTGCAATGCGTCCATCTGGCTGGAGGTAAGACCAGCCTTGTTTCTTCCACTCCAAGAGTATCCAGAAGTAATGTCTCTACCCTTGTACTCACGAGGTACACCATTGGGGAAAAGTTTAGGATTGTGGTTAATTACACGAATGAGTTCCTGCATGTTTTCGGCAGGACTCTTTTCAAAGGTAACCTTACCACCTTCCCCTCTAATTGACTTTCTAGAGCCACCCTTGTCAAAAATGGCTTCTGGCTCCATTCCAAGAACCTGCTTCCATCTTTCTCTAGAAGCATTAATTTCATTGTTAATGTTAGCCTCGGCAGAAGGTTCTACTGGATGACCAATGATGGTAGCCAATTCATCTGCGGGAAGGCTTGAGACATAGGTAAAGACATCCTTGTCAACCACCTTTCCGTTCTCATCCAGACCCATTTCGGAATAAGAACTTTCGTCAATCGGACGAACTTCGCCAGTTCTAGGGTCTTTAAAGGTAAGGTTTTTAACGCCAACGCCAGTCGGTTTTTCGGTTGTTCTCTTCTGAGGAGCAACCGTTTCCATTGATGTTTCGGCAAGGAAGTTTCTAAGGGCTTCGGCTTTGTCGAATTCAGACTGCTTTCTGACTTCTTCGCCAGTAGTAGACTTAGTGCTGGCTTTGGCTTGATTGGTCTGAGCCTCTCTAAGGGCAATCTCGCTACGCTTGCCAGCAACACCAAGGTCAATGTCCTGCTGTTTTGAAACGGCAGAATGCATACCCAAGAACTTAACAATATCAGTGGTCGCCATCTGCTGGATACCACCACTTGTTTTAGCCTTATTAAGGAACTTGTGAATGTAGGCAGGAGCAGTTTCTCCTTGAGTCGCAAAGTGTTCGCCAAGCCCTTCGGCAGTGGCAATCAGTTGCTCTCGTTCTTTCTTCTGCTGTTCGTAAGCCTCTCTGCGAGCCTTTAGGTCAGCCGTATGTTGCTGAAATCCCTCAAGGGACTGGGAAACATTAGCCTTCTGCCAAGCAAGCAGATTAGGGTCGATGTACGACTCAGCCATTAGCCTCCGAAGCCTCCGAATGCGTAATTAATGCCTTCATCAATCATGCCACCTGCTTCCTTCCACATGCCAGCCTTCCACTGCTGTTTAGCAAGTCGGTTGGAAATGTCAGCCTTATAGCGAGCCGCATCCTGCGAGAAGCCACGCTCCGATTCGGGATTAAAGATACCAGTATTGTACTGACCAAGAGACTTGCTTGCATCGCCATACAGCCCAGCAGAGTAGCCCATCTGTTTCTGACCGCTCATCGTAAGGCCAGCAATATTGTCAGCCGCTCCAGCCTCATTGCTGTAGACATTTTGAAGCATCTTCTGACCCTGCATCATTCTGTCCTGCGAAAGGCCATAGTTAGCAAGAACATTAGCACCAACGGCCTGTCTGCCGCTAAGACCCTGCTGACCGATTTGACGGTTAGCATTCTGGGTAGCCATGAATCGGTCTTGAGGACTCAGTTGACCAGAAGCATATTGCATGCCTTGATTGTACATCTGGTCCTGTGCGGAACGCATCAAAGGGGTCATGTACGCATTACGAGCCGCACCTTGCAGTCGATTCATCATGCCAAGTTGAGCACCGCCAAAGTCTTCCTGCATGCCAATGCTCTGGTTCTTTGTCTGCTGAAGCATGCCCAGATAACCAGCATTGCCATTGCCTCCAAACAACTGACCGCCTAGCGTGGACTCGTTGAGTCCCTGCCATTGCGGTCTCCACTTGGCTTCGGCATCAA